TCCAACCATAGTTGTGCATACGGTTTGTTTTCCGCAGCATCAACTTTTAGTTTTTCAATTACAGCATCAGCAACTAATTGATAAATGTCTTGCGGTTTATCTGTAGGTAATAAGTTAACAAGCTTACCAGCTTTACTATCTCTTAACATCAATGAGTAAACTTGAAGTCCATTACATGAACCATCAACACTCACTGGTATGTGAGACACAAAGCCATAGCCTTCTTTTTTAAACTTAGCCCACTCATCACAGAACGCTAAAAATTGATAGCCATTTGATGCGTCTTCCCATTGTCTATTCGTAAATGGGTCTTCAGCACATTTGATTATCATATCTTCATTGTTTTTTACCCACTCAACACGCTCTTCTAAAGATATTTTATCTTGTCCAAACATGTTGGCTCCATGAATAGCCAGCCAGTAATCACCTTTGTTTTCTTTTGTGATTTCTTTTCCTCTGGCAAACGACAATAAAGCCTTAGCACCTGTAATACTTTGATAATTTAGAAAAGCAGGTACACAATATGCTCTGCCTCTAAAATCTAATTGCAATGGAAAATATAAAGTTTGATAATCTTTAAATTTTTCTGCAAGCCACATAATTTTAGCATAGAGTAATCTTTTAGAAAACATCCTAGCATTTTCAGTGTGAACCATTACAGCTTTTCTTTTCCAGTCTTTACGGCTCTCTGCGTTTGTCTCAATGTCGTGTGGTTTGTTTGGTATGTCATAGTTAACATTAGGTGGCATACCACCAATGGCCAAACCTTTGTCCCAAGCTTCCTGCATAACTTTTAAAACAAACTTGTTTATCTTATACGGTGTATTCTGCATGGTATTCACAGCAGCATAAACTTCAGGCATGTCAAAGTTCTCAAGTTCTTTTTTAAACAATTTATTCTTTTGTTTAACTAAGTCCAACTCAGGTAACTCTTTAGTCCAATACCCACCGCCAACTACAGTTGACCACGCCTTTGGCGGCATTACTGTGGGTAGATACTCTGGGTTTAATAACTCATTAAAACCATTCCTGTTTTTAATCCACTCTCTAGTCTTATCTGTTTGTTTTATTATTTTAGCTTTTTTATGTTTGACAGTTTCAGTTCCTATCTCAATTAAACCTGTTGCATAAATCATAAGTTCAACAAGTCTAATACCGACATGAAGTTTAGTTGGTGTAGTCCACTCCTCCCAGCTCATCACTTCATCACGTTTAGCACTCTCTCTTAACTTACGTCTTTTATAAGTGTAGTTAAAAGAACGCTTGTCTAAGTCAGCTTTAACAGTTTGATAAAGTTCAGGGTTTAAGTTTTTGAAATTCTTTAATGATATTTCAGTTTCAACTTTACCACCAAGTGAGATACAGGTTGCAGTAAGTGGTTTATACTGAGTAATCGTATTAATAATATGCTTACCAGTAATCAAAGCCAATACTTCAGGCTCCACTTCGCAAAGTTTGACAAAAGCAATAGGAGGTTTACCTATAGTCTTTTTAGACGTATCTTCAATCCATTCAGCAATAGCCATTGCCAAAGGTCTGATAGTGTTGGCCACCATAACTTTACCGTAACTGGTGACACTCTCTTCTTCTCGTTCTACATGTGAGACAAGCCTTTTGTTAGTTCTATTTTTACCAAGTTCAGCCATCTCTTTTTCGTGCGCCAGCTCATCATTGTAAGTTGGCATGCTCTCTATTAATTTAGCCAATGTTAACTCCTTTATAATTGTTGGGTTAATGTTGTTAGTATCTACTAAGGGTACCTTAGTCAGGTATTCTTAAAGATAGCATAAGTTCTTTTTCAAGGTTTACTTTAGGTGTCTCTTTACCTTCAATAATACGCTCAATTAAAATAGCTGACCTATGCGCTACCTGATTAGGTGTTAAATTATCGTGGTCTTCTAAACTGAATGTGCGTTGTAAAAACCTGATAATTTGATATTTCTTTTTCCATGTCATTTGTTACGCTCCTCTGTTATAGTTAAATACACATAAAACACTAGACCCGCAAGTATTAACACTTGCAGGTCTTTAGGTATAGACAAAAATAATTCAATCATTTAGTTGAATACCAACTTTTAAAGTAGGCACCTTCTATTACTAGCGGTTTGGTTTTGTATTTTGTGTCTATTTCAAGAGCCCTATGTTTTAACAAATTGTTTAATTGTATGTTTAAACTTATAGGTTTTACATCAGGGTAAGTTTCACGTAGTTTAGCTAACAAAGGTTTTTTCTTTAATTTGTCATTTTCATAAACAAATTTAAGTATCATTTGTTGCAACGCTCCTCTGCTGTAACCGTCACTCTCTCGTTTAGTTTTAGGCATCCACTCAATGTCAGTTATATTATATTTTTGACAAAGTCTATTAAACTTTTCAAAACTATTTTGATTATCACAGTTTACATAAGAAAATGTAAATTGGTGATAGTCTAAAAGTTTATCTCTGTTTAGTCTATACTTATGGAAGTCTTCTTTACTTACGCCTGCTGCCTCATAATCGCAACGGCCTAAGTACCAATGACCCATAAGTTTGTCTGATATAGAGCAATCAAATTTGAACTCTTCATCAGATAAAAAACGCCGTCTAGTCTTTTCATTGTCAACTAAGACGCTGCGTTGTTTCCAGTCTAGCATATATCACACTCCTATTGTTTGTTGTTTACAAATCGCCGTCAAGTCTTAAGGTTATTTGTAACAGACTAGGATTGAAAGTCAACCCTAGTTTCGCCTATTAAAGGCTCTTCAGTGTTACTGGTCTCTGCTATCAATCTCAATTTTAACTGAGACTTTGCCTTGTGCCCTATAACCTAAAGAGTCCGCACTATCCTCTAAGAACCTAGATAGGTCTTTAGCTTTAACGCCATCTTTAAAATTAAATTCATGGCTTGTGATAGTAAATGGCTTACCTTTGCGGTCATAGTCATTACTAAGTATTTTTATTTCTACTTCGTCTAAGTACATGTTTACTCCTTTGTTTGTTAGTTTGTTTTTACATTTTCAGAACCACAGCTGGCACACACATCCGTCATTTTAGACAAATCTTCATAACTGTAGTTTTTTTCTGGTTCCTCTTCAAATTCTTTTAATAAAGTACCTTCAGAGGCTCCACAATCATAGCATAACATAAGTTAATACTCCGTTTGTTTGTTTGGTTGCCACTTGCAACAGACTAGGCAGCAGACCGCCTAGTTTCGGGCAATTAGCCCTCTTCAGTGTTGCTTATGCGTCTTTTAATCCTTGTCTATAAGCTTCTCTCTCTGCATCTGTTTTAAATTGTGTTGTATCATGTAACCAGATTTCCATATATTCGTCATCACTCTTCCAGCCGCCAGTTTTATGACTGAAGGCAACCTCAGGCTTATGAGTTTCAACAAAACTTAAATAGTTTTCCATATCGTCAAAATCGTCTCCAAGCCAGTCCCAGTCATTGTCGTTGACTAGTTTTTTCAACTCTTCATGTGAAGCTTTTGAGAGTTCAAGCCAAGCGTCAACATTTTTAATTTCAAGAGTTTTAGGGTCAAAACAATTTGCAAATTTATTGTTTTTTATCCAGTCCAAGTCATTTAATTTATAACGCAATCTTTTTACATTACTCACATAAAAATCTTGATTATTATAGTTTTCATTATCAACTATATCGTCATAATGTATAACTAAGTCTTTATTAATTATGTCCATATATATTTACTCCGTTGTTTGTTTGTTTGTTTTGTATCACAAAAAAAGTTTGCCGTCTAGTCATTTAACTTTGTTTGCAACAGACAAAGGCAGAATTAAACCGCCTTTGTTTCGCTCAATTAGAGCTCTTCAGTGTTGCTTTTAGCTCTTCTAAGCTTGCCTATGTAATAAAGCATAGGAATAAATAGAAGACCTATTAAACAGCCGCCAGCCGTTCCTATGGCTAAGTCCCAGCTCAAAGTACTGGCACCACCTAAAAAATCACTCGCAGCATTGCCTAAGCCTGCGCCTACAACGGCTCCAAGACCTTTTTGGAACCGCTGCGGCAGATAGCGTTCTAATTCAAGGCCAGTCATTGCGCCTAAAATCATAACGCCATTATCTACTATGCCATAAATAATAAAATCAATCATTAGTGACCAGCCTTAGAATAACCAGCATTTAATCTGATACGCTCAGCCAGTCTCTGATTTCTAAATTCAGCTTCTTTTTTCTCTTTTAGGATTTCATAAACAGCAATAGTTGACCTGCGTTGACTTTGTTCCATCTCAGCTAATTTTTCCTCAAATTCTTTAGGAAATAACCTTTTTGCTTTGTCACCTATTCCGCCACCGTCTATGGCGTTCAAGTGTGCGCCTGTAGTAGTTCCCCAGATATTACGGTGAACAACAAGGCCTGTAGGTATGCTGCTAAAAGCAACACAAGTATTATAAGACATGTAAAAAGTTACGTTCATATAATCTACATAAATGGCTTGATTGTTATTGCCACGTGCATAATTCCAAACCTTAACTGGCTGGCCGTCTGTGTTTAAGTTTTTCATATTTAACTCCATTTGTTTGTTTGTATCAGCGTTTTAACATACTTTAATGCTGAAGACACTACGCCAAAGTGACGCAGTGTTTCGACTATTAAAAGTCTCATCAGTCCAGCTCAATTATACTTACTTTGCTACCTATAACAAAATAGACTGCCAGTTGTTCAGCCTTTTTACCATATTCAATAGCAAACTTTTTAAACTGCTGTTTATCAATGTTATTGTCTGAAATAGCAACTTGATAAGTAATGACTGCCTCATCAAATATTTGACCGCTTTTTTTATCCTCCCAGCAGCCCACAGCATTAGAAATAGTGCAGCCGCCATAATTACGTACTAAAAGATTTTTTAAATCTCTATGTATTTCTAACAGTTCAATACCTTCATTATTCTTAACTGGTAGTATTAATTTTGCTTCAATCATATTTAACTCCATTTGTTTGTTTAAGTGCATTATGCACAAATTGACAATCAATGCAATAGTTATTTTTGTCTATTTTGTCGCACCAAAAAAACAGTCATTAGTGAGCTATTAGTCCTAATAGATTACACACTAGAATGACTATTATAAGTAT